CTCCATACCTTTTGCAATATCTGAAGCGCCTATTCCAAAATGTTCGCTGGTCTTCATTATACCTGTACTGAGATCATCTAAGGCCTTACCTTGTAAACCTGTAATAGCTGAGAGGGAAGCGAGCGCGTCTTCATACTTCCCCCCCGCTAAAATAGATGCAGTAAATCCAGCCGTTACAGGAACTGTAAAGGCCTTAGTCATAAAACCGCCTGCTTTTTGCATAGCTTTGCCTGTCTTTTCAATCTGATCATTCAATTGTTTAAATCTAGGTAAGGCTTTACTTGCAGAATCTTTGAGTTTTTTTTCTAAGGACTTTGGCTTTATTCCCCATTCTATCAAGACTTGGGGATATTTTGTCTATCGCTTCATAGATGAATGACGTGCTAAAAGCCATGTTTGACTACTCTTCTTTTGGACTATTTTCTTCTATTACTTTAACGTCTAAAAAATAATTCGTCAAAAGGCATATNCATTGCATCATTGAGAGTAATAGCGCCATTGTATTCAATCATAATAACGCTTGTTATTCTTTGAACGTCCTCAGAAGTTAATCTGAGGTATTGATAAAATTTACAAAGTAAAACGCCAACAATCTTTTAATTTCGCTCATTGGTATATCGTCCCAATGTCCTGACTTAAGGTCAAATTGTCCATTTTCTGAAATACACTTAACACCTCCACCTTTAGAACATAAAATGTCTTTAAGGATTGTGTAACATTGCGAAAAATCAAAATCGGTCAATTGAAATTGTTCAAGCATTTCCTGAACACTATCATCTATACTTTTTTCTTCTTCTTGTGATTCTTTCTTTGGCTCTTCGTCTGGTATCATTCCAGAACTTTTAAGGTTTATAGCAAACTCTTGAAGTCCTCTATTGAACGCGCCTAATTGTCCTTCTAAACGAGCAAATAAAGACTGCATTCTTCCCGTTGGATGTGGAATGTGTATTTCACTGACTCTGTGATTTTGGCCACTAGTCAATATATCAAATTCATTTTTACAAATATATTCTTCTGACATCTATTCTCTCTCTTTTCTTTTAAGTCAATGCAGATTAATCTAATGGAGTACCCATGTAATCTAAAGTGATTTTACCATCCGTTCCTAAATTTGTGGATGAATCATTTTTTGTTACACCGGAAGCCATTACTTTCTCAGTGCCATTCTCATCAAAGAATTTCACAGTTGAGTTTGTTCTGCTCATTAAAGTATTAGCAAGATCAATATTTTCCTTTGTCGATGGAATATCAAACTTGATCATACCTAAAGCGGATTCTCTGTTTTCGGAAAAAGTTATATCTCCGTTATCAAGACCTTTTACATCTCTTTCCGGCTTACCTTCCTTATACTCCAAAGAGTTTGGAATTATGCCGATGTTTTCACCGTCAACATTTACGCTGACAGTTGAAACGACTCTGTTAAGTGTGCCTGCCATTTCCTATCTCCTAGCTTGCAATTTCGTTGACGTTGAATCTGATATTCAGCGGGGCTATGATTGTTCTTACCTGAGTAACCAAAGGAAGAATTGAAGTTATTTGAATCTCACCGGCTTTAATGTCAAAGACAACTGTAAGCTGTGATTTATAAATATCTGAAATAGACCTTCCGTCTTGGATAATACCGCCCTGTAAAAGAACATATCCTGCACCTGCAAGAGTTGAATAGTATCCCGTCATATCAGCTCTGACACCGCCAATTGTAGCGAAATCATAACCGCCAACACCTTGACCTAAAGTTAAACGTCTTTGAGCGTAATCAATCTTCAGTGACTTCCATATGAACTCTCTTGAAGCTGTAGCTGTATCAACATAGTTAAGATACTTATAGGTAAGATCTACAAAACCTTGATTGTTTGTTTTGTATGTTGTCAATACTTCACCGATAAGAAGAGTATTGTCTGCAAGATTGTTACCCATGACAGAAACGCCAGAATCTTTTAAATCGCTAACTTCAGAAGTCGTAAAACCTTCACCGCTTGGAACTGTCGCAAGAAGAGTTGCTGTATTTGCATACGGTAAAGAAGAAGTATGAACACCGCCAATATTATCAAGTGGGGCTGTAGTAGTCATGTAATCTGCAATTGAAACATTGTCCTCAAGTCTAAGGGCTCTTATCCCTGCAAAGTGAGCTGATCTTTCAAAGTCATTTGCAAGAATCGCTGAACCTTTCTTAGTGGAATAATCAACTGGTTTATCTCCAAAAATAACAAATGATTGAGAATTCTCAGCATCAGCAAGTATTACCAGATTAGCTTTTGTATCAGTAACGCCAATAATTAAACGACCGTCCATAACTGTATTATCAAGATTAAATCTTAAATCAAGTTCTGTTAGTATTGCAGAATATTCAAGTTCAGAAGGAATGACAACATCAGTTCTATCAACAAGCAAAAGATTCAAGTCCAGTTGTTGCCGGATCGGTAGCACCGCCGTTCATTGCAGTAAGAGCAACAGTAACACCAGCGACTTCACCAGAAACCAAAATTGTGTATTTGTTCGCAACAGTTCCACCATTGACGGCAGTTAAAGTAACAGTACCTAATGCATTTGAAGCGGTAACAAGTGATTTCGTATCAGCAGTTATCAGAGCCTCAAGTTTATCCCCAATAGTTGTAGCTGTATCAGTAGTGATGACATCAACAGTATATTTTCTATCTTCGTTGCCGATATAAAAAATTAATGATCCAGTCGCAGTAGGAGTTCCAGAAAAAACAACAGAACCTGTTGCGCTGACAGCAGAGCCATCATCATCAATAGGAATAACATCAAGTCTTGAAGTTTTGTTAGTTTCCCTGAATGCGTTAATCATTGCAGTTACTTGAGAGTTGGCGCCAAATAGCGCATCTTGCGTGTTTAAATCGATATCGACCAAACGAACTCCAGAAGTAGCAGAACCTGCGGTTGTCATTTGTCCAATGATAGTAGTAGTCTTTGGATCAACTGAGACAGTCGGAGTCTCTGGTACTAATGGTGTACTTACATATGGAAATGACACTTTATCAGCCATTGTTTACTTCCTGTTTTAAAAATAAAGTTTTACCAAGTTCAATTTAGGTTCAAATAAAAGTTTCTTCAAATTATAACTTTGTGTAGTCAATTTGATCCTGAGCAATAATTCTTCCAGTGTCTTCATTTATATAATCTGAGTTTATTTTTCTGACTGCGTAACTATCAGCAATATAAGTATCGCAATTGGTTATATTAACATTACAGGCAAAATCATAACGATGTATATAATAAGATGAATTATAAGTTTCTATACCGTCCGCTATGTAATACATCATATTCATTTTTGACGTTAAAGAAGAATCAGGAATATAGCCAACCAGCAAAGATAAAATTGCATTTCTTAGATCGTTTCTAGCGATATCTTGACCTTGAACGGCAGAAACTTTGTCTTGTGCTGGGAATATTGCGAATATGCTTATATTTTCCTGAGTGTGAATAATCCTTGAATCGCCTTCCTGAAAAGTTCTCTCAAAATCTGTGTCATTGCTCCTATCTCTTGATGACGTAGTTGCACCCGCAATAACAAAAAGCCAAAGTTTATCTATTGGTTGAACCGTATAAGCGTCAAAAATTCTAGCTAAATCAACATCAGAAGAAACACAAACATCATTTACATTTATATAAGAAGGCGTTCCAATCAAAGAACCATCAGGAGCGTTCACTGTTGACACTTCAAAATCTACTGAATTAACTGCTGTAACAGTAAATCTTGAATTGTACCTTGGTAGGTCAAGTTCATTTACTAAAGGCGATCCGGTAGGCTCTCCAGTGATAGCGTTTGAACATTCAATTTCAATCTGATATCTTGACGGCACTGAAATAATATTAAAGGTATCGTTCCACTCTGGCTCTGTTGCTCCGGTAATTGTAACTTCAGTATTAAACCCTTCAGTGAATTCGTGAACTTCTGCTACATCTATAATTGCGCTTTGAGAAGTAGCGGAAAGATTCATAGTGACAGAATTTATAGTATTTTGATAGGTTAAACCTGTGATAATAACATCGTCATTAATTGCCGGAAGATCTTGTGCGCTGACTACAGTCATAACATTTGAAGAAACGCTTGCGCTTGTTCCTGCTTTGAAGTCTCCTGAAAATGAAGGATAGGCAACAGGTAAGTTTTCTCTAAGGTGTTGTTCTATATCTGGTATTCTCATAAAACTCTCTTTATTTATCTAAATTTACTTTTTTATTTATTTTGTTCAAATTGCAGAAAAGTTTTAAAAGAGTCTTGATTTATATTAAATTGTAATATACATTTAGATATTGCAGTTCAAAAAATAAACGGAGAAAGAAAGATGATGTTAGGAAATTTAAGTTTAGATCATATTCAAAAGAGAGTAGGTGTTATTTTCCCTGACTCGTTGATATCATTCATGGAGCCAAAAAATCAGGCTAATGCAAAGAATATACAATCAGGATATTGGCATTGCTTTGATATTCCTTTTATGCTGGTCTG